TGGAGCAGGCGAGGCAATACCATGCCCGCAAAAACCTCCGATTGAAAAAATATCAAGCCCGCCTCTTCCTGCTTTTGATTTACGAACTTCATCTACATGCGATAATGAATCAGGCGACGCATGTTTTAACAAGCTTGCGATCAGCCAAGCCGAGCGCGTTCTGGTTTCCGCATTTCAATTCTACGAACAATCGCTTGCATCTGGAAACGTAGGCCTGATAAGTGCCGCAATTAAAAACTGGGGCGAGGCTGGCAAGGTATCCGCGACACTCAGAGAGCGTTACACCGAGATGCAAGAGAAGTCCCGCCAGCTTGTCGATCTTGACGTGGTGATTGCTGGCGTTGGCATAGAGGTTGGCGAATGGCGACGGCTCTTCGACACGCTTGGGACGCGACTTGCAGGCGGACGCATTTCCGCCGAAGCGGCGAAGGAGGTGCAGCTTGAGATTGACCGGGTTAAGCTCGACTTGATGCCCCGCGCCGAAATGGTAGCGCGGACGTTGTTTGCCGCGCCGGAGGAAGCAGAATAATGAACCCATTACCAACTAGATTTGGAAAGACCCTGATCAACCAAGTATCAGAAAGACTCGGAAAGACCTTTCGCACTTACGAGCCGTATCTCACACCGTCCGAATGGTGCGCGAGGAACATCATTCTGCCGCCTGGCAAGAATGAAGCCATGCCCGGCCCGATAGTTTGGGACAAGACGCCATACCTTCGCCAGATTCTTGACTGCCTCGAAGACCCGTCAGTGCGAACGATTGTGTTCATCGCACCGACGCGATCCGGCAAAACGTTGCTCTTGCGCCTAGTGCTGGCCATGTCGATTGCCAAGACGCCATGCCCGACCTTGCTTTTCGACTCGACGATCGAGAAGGGGCGATTGCTCGTCCGCAAGGAGATCAAGCCGCTCATCAACTACAACCCCATCCTAGCCGAGCGCAAGCCGAAGAACCGGGCACACTTTGCAGACGCGCACATGTTGTTTGCTGGTGCGAGCCTTGATGTATACGGCGCGAACTCTGCGGCAGGAGCGGCAGGTGATACCGCCGTTCGCGTTGTCGGCAATGAGATCGGCAAGTGGCGAGGTGAGACGGATTACGAAGCGTCGATGATCGAGCTGATCAAGCACCGCATCGAATCGGCTGAGGGTGAGGGCAAGGTCTATCTCTCGACCACTCCTACGACCGACGACGCAGACGAATGGCAGGAGTTCCTTCGCGGCGATCAATGCAAGTTCCACGTGCCGTGCCCGCACTGCGGACAGATGCAAGAGCTGAACTGGGCAAGCGTATGGTGGGAACCTGAGGCTAAGATCACGGAAACAGAATGGGATTACGCCCGCGTCAAAGCCACGGCGGCAATCAAGTGTTCGCACTGCGCGACGGTGTGGACGGAAGCTGAGCGGCTGTCTGCGATCCGCTCACCTCGCTCGACATGGGTTCCGACTGCGCAGGCCAAGATTCCGGGCACGCGATCCTTCCAGATTTCGGGCCTCTACGGACCGTTGCAAGCCAACACTCCGGGCGAGATTGCCGTGGCATTCCTCGCAAGCCGCCAGACAGGCTGGTTCGCCAGCCGCCGCGACTTTTGGAATTCGCGTATGGGCGAGCCATACCGTGATTCCGTCGTGAGCATCACGGCTGAAAAGTTCAGTGCCCTAATGTCCGAGTATCATCGCGGCACGCTGCCGTTGGACTTCCGCGCCGATGTGGTCATCATCGCCGTGGACGTGCAAAGCAACCGCCTGCCGTGGGTGTGCATGGGACTGAACTACGATGGGCAAAGGCGGACCATAGACCACGGAGATGCGCAAACGTGGAGCGACATCGACCGCATCCAGCGTGAATACGGACGCCTCGCGCCAGAATCTTTCGTGATCGTTGACGTGGGCTTTGGGCAACGAAGCGCAGAGACGCTCGAAGCGATCCACCTTCGCCGCCCAAGCGGCTGGCTTGGTGCGCGTGGCGTCGAGCAATCTGCGGAGCTGACCAAGCTGCAAAAGGTTGACCCGTTCCTTGGGACGCGGCAAGAAGGGGCGGCGCAAATCCCCGTCCTTCAAATCTCGACATACGAGTTCAAGGTCGAGTGGGAAAAAATGTTCACCCGCGAAAACGACGCATGGCGAACCTACACGCTGCCGCCCGACGCCAGCGAGCAGCTTGTCCACGAACAGTCCGAATACTTTGCGCAGCTCCTCGACGAACACCGAGTTCCGCGCAAGCGCATCCTTGCAGGCAAGCCGACGTGGGAATGGAGAAGCCGGAGTGCGAATAATCACTCGTTCGACTGCCACGTTTATATTCTAGCCCTGTCCTACTTCCTGAGCCGAAGCAAAACGTTAGTGCGGACACAGGCAAAGACGCCCGCCCGCCGCCAGTACGCGGCGAGTTGATTTTTCGCTTGCATCGTTTGCAAAACTGAAGATATTGCAAGTCGATGCCATACACACCGACCGGAGGCGAAACGATAGGAGAGCGCCTTGTGCGGCTGCGCAATGATTTGACGCGGTGCCGCGAGGTCATCGCCCGCGTCGAGAACAATGGCAGCGCGTTCAACATGGGCGGCGTTTCGGTTACACAGGCAGCTTACGAATCGGCAATCAATAGGGAGCGGCACCTCCAGCGCGAGATCGCCGCCCTTGAGCGGCGGCTTACCGGAGCGGCAAGTCAGAACGCGGCCCGCATTGAAACGAGGATGCCGTAAATGAGAAAGGTTTATAACATGTCAGCAGAGTTTGGCCAGTCGCCATACGACGCGGCCAACACGACGACCGAGCGCGACTTCGGAATCTTCTACGGGCCGGCATCCGAAGACCTGAGCTTCACCGACAACGCCCGTTTCATTGCGATTACTCGCATCCGCAAAGAGGTTCGCAATAATCCTTACCTCGCCGGACTGATCGCAAAACTCCCGGAAGCCATCGGCTCCAGCTCCATGCGCTCGCGTACTGGAGACCGCGCTTACGACGTGGCAAAGGAATCGTGGTATTACAAAATCAGCAAGAAGGTCACAAGCGCGGGGCTGTCCATGCGGGCAGTCGAGTCCGTGCTCTGGCCTGAGCTGGCCATGTGCGGAGAAGTCTTTTTCATCAAGCTTGGGAACGGGCGTCTCCAGATGCAGGCGTCTGAGTTCTGCGGAGGGATGCGCTACAACGTCATCAATCCAGATGGATCATGCGTCGTCAACGGCATCGCCTACGACCGCTTTGGCGCACCGACGGCTTACCGCTTTGGCCGAAAGACATCATGGGGCGGCATTTCGTTCACGGACGCTGATTCGACCGTGATCCCTGCTGACAAAGTGATCCACGTTTTTTCACCCGACCGCATAGAGATGGGGCGCGGTCTTCCTTGGGTGCTGCCGAGCATCGCTACGGCCAGAGACCTTTACGAGATCACGCGATCGAAAACAAAGCAGATCAAAGACATCACCGGTATCAGCTACGTGCTCGAAAAAGCGCAGGCTACAACGTCCGGCTTGTCCGGGCTGTCTGGGATGCGCTCGTTCAGCGATCCTGAAAACGAGCCGGAGGCCTCAACCGCACCAGCCGACAAGCAGGACGAGGTGACGCCGAAAATCAAGGTATCCCCCGGCACCGTTATCGAGCTTGAACCCGGCGAGAAGCTCACGCAGATGATGAGCAAGTACGAGGCGTCAGACTACAAAGAGCTGATTATGCTGATGCTCCATGCCATCGCCACCCCCATCGGACTGCCCGTTGAGCTTTGGTTTTCTGGCCTCGGCGACATCAACTACTCTGGATTCAAGGGGCTTGGGGCGCAATGGTCAGGCCGCCGCAGGCACCTGATAGCGTTCATCGAGGAGACGTTCCTTGAGCCATTTTTGGAATGGCGGACGGAATACGCGCAGACAGTCGGGGAACTTGTGCGCAACCGTGCCGTTGACGACACGCTTTACGATTGGCGCTGGAAACGCGCATCGGTTCTCGACGACGACAAGCAGGCATCCAGCGTGACGAAGCGGCTGGCATCAGGCGAGTCATGCCTTGCGGATGTGTGGGAAGAGAACGGAAGCTACCAAGAAGAAGAGCTTCTCAAGCGCCGCAACCTTTACATTGAGTCAATGAAAGCTGCGGGTGAAATCGCAGTTGACGCGGACACGGAAAATGTCAAAGTGCCGCTGGAGTTCCTTTTGAAAAACGAGATAACGCCATCAAAGCCAGATACGCCACAACCTACCGCCGAAGATATTGCCGAGGCCGTGGCCGGAAAGCAGGAGGATCAAAATGCCTGAAACTAACAAGCAGCTACACGCAACCCTTGCGGCTCGCGGCGCAAAACGCCTTACCGTAGATGCGGACAAGGGTGTTCTGACTGACGTTTTGCTGATGGAGGGCAATCGCGAGGCGACAGGACACGGCTTTTGGCTCGACGACAAGACGCTTGCGACTGCGCTTGCAGCAGTCAACGCGACAGGCGGACAGGTGCGCGGCTACTACACGCACGATCACAGGGGTGGCTGGATGGGGGGCTGTCAGGATTTCACCGAGGAATCAGGCTCTGAAATGGCAATTCCCGGCTACTTTTCCGGCTTGCGCGTCGAAAAATCGCAGCTCATAGCCGGGCAGTTCACGTTCTACGACTCGTTCCGCGCGGGGCATCCCGACGTTGTGGCGCAGATCATCGAGATGGCGACCAAGACGCCAGACCTACTTGCGCAGAGCCTAGAACTCTGGGGGTATGCTGTGTACGTCGGCACGGATGGCAACGAGTATGGCGAGCCGCCGAAGGGTGTCGAAATCGCAAACAGCGGGATGCCCGTCATGCGCGTGACCGACGTTTTCGGCAGCGCATTCGTTGCAACCGGAGCCGCCACAGACGGCCTTTTTGCGCGACTCTCGCGCAGGTTGGCTGGCCGCTCTGAAGCCACGGACGTGTCCGCGCTCAAGAAGATTTTCGCCGAATGGTCGGCTGAAGAGATAGAGAAACGCAAACAGGAAAGTGATACAGAAATGATCAATCTCAAGGCCCTGAAGGCCGCAATCAAGGATGAGGCCCGCCTCACGAGGGCCTTGACAATCGTGGCGTCCGGCGATGCCGAAACGCTCACCGTCGAATCTGTTGTCGCAATGCTCGACACTGAGGACGCAAAGGCCCAGTCCGCCGCCGCCGCCGCCGCAATCGAGAAGGCCAAGGCGCTCGAAGCCGAACTTGCCGCCGAAAAGGCCAAGGCAGCCGAGGCGGAAGCCAAGCTCGCCAAGGTTGCGACGCTTGGTGTCGAAAAGCCGCTCGCGCCCAGCATCGGAAAGTCCAGCGAGAAGTTCTCCGGTCTGACGGCCAAGCTCGCCCCGCTCTACGCGGAAAAGGGGATCAACCTGACCATCGGCGGTATCGCTGACATGATCGTTCCGGCGATCTGGATTCAGGGCATGTCCGACGAGCCGATCGTCGAAAAGAACGAGATCATGGACAGCAACATCGTTGCTGCCGGTCCGCTCTTCACTCAGATCGCGTCCGGGTCCGGACAGTCCGCGAGCATCCCGTTCTTCAAGGAGCCTAACTTCACTGATGCGATTCAGGTCGAGAGCACGGAGCCGACGATAAACAGAATATCGCAGATCAAAGCCGTAGCACCGATTCTCAACCGCGAGTATGCTTTCGGTGCAACCGCGCTTGCCGCGCAGGCCAGCGGCACCGACCCCATCGGCTCCACGCTCCGCTACATCCAGCGAATCCGCAACCGCCAGCGCAAGGAGACGATGCGCAGCATTCTAACCGGAGCTTTCGGATCGCACACTGATACGACTGCCGCACTCAACGCGATGCGCTTGAACAAGTGCACCACGACCGGCAGCCTTGTGACCTCCGGGGCTACGAGCAACTTCATCAACCTGCGCTGGATTCTCGACTCCGCCGCCCTGCTTGGCGAGAACATCGACATGATCGTCGCGCTCTGGGTGCATCCTGAGATTCAGGTCGCCATGACGGACATGGACGTGACGGACTACGTCACGCCGAGCGATGGTGCATTGATCCTGAAGGGGTATCGCAACTGCCGAATCTACGTGGACAAGAATCTGAAGACGACCGCGACGATCAACAGCGTGCCCAGCGTTCCGATCTACCGCACATACCTGATGAGCGCAGCGACAGTTGCCCGCGGCGAAAAGCCGCAGAGCACGAACATTGGAGACGTGGCCTCGATGACCACGAAGGAAGACGCCGCGACCAACGACCGCAAGGTTTACGACCGCACGCGCTTCCTCATGGGCCTCAATGGCCTTAGCTGGAAGGGCACACCCAGCGGCGAGTCCGCAACCAATGCCGAACTGGCGACCATTACGAATTGGGAGCTGGCCAAGAACGGCGACACGACCTTCGACGCCCGCAACTGCGGTGTCGCCGAGCTTATCACGAACGGCTAAGATTTGGTGAGGGAAGTTCATGGTGAGGGCGGCTGGTTATGGGAGTTCCCAGCCGCCCTCTTTGAACCCCAGGACCAAGGAGGAAACACACATGGCATCATTCTCATTTACACCCCGCCTTGAACGCGGGAAAAACGGAAGCGGAAGCATAAACCAGCTTCTCACGTCGCTAATCGCCGCAATTTCGGCGTATCTTGAGGACATCGTCGATCCAGCCCACCTGACCGACGGCATCATCACGACCGCCAAGCTGGCCGACGAAGCAGTCGAGACGGCCAAGCTCGACGACGGGGCCGTCACGACCGCCAAGCTCGACGGAGGTTCAGTCACGGGGGCCAAGCTCGATGCCAGCGCGTATTCGGTTTGGGCTGTGACCGGGGCAGATGCTTCGGAATCCGCGCAAGACCTCACCGCCGTGGGCGTTGTCGCAACGCTTCGCATCCTCGAGGTTATCAACCACACCGACGGAACGATCGTTGACAAGTCCACGATTACATCAGACGTTGACAAGTTCGTTCTGGCCAGCGGCAACTTGGCAGCGAAAACCCTTATTATCCGAACGCTTCCGGCTTCGGCATAACAAGATGACACCGAACGAAATCGCAGAAAGCCGCTATGAGGCGGCTCGACTTGAACGGATTCGTCGCAAGATGAATCGCGATCCCGACCTTCGCGCTCTCTCGCAGGAAAACGAAAAGCTCCGCAAGGAGCTTGCCGCACTCAAGGCCAAGCCATCCAAAAGGTGATGGACCGCACCGACATGGCCGGACAACTCGCTGGCATCTGCGACTATGCAGGTGCCAGCGTATCGTTTTCCATAAAGGGAGGCGAGACGCTCACCACGCCGTACGTGATGACAGCCATTTTCTCAGCGCCCCGCCACGATACGGCAGCGGGCGAGACCGCATTTGATACCGAGTATCCGACGATCACGGCCCCGACGGGCAAGTTCGCGGGCATCGAGCGAGGCGACCTCTGCACGATAGACGGTGTGGCCTACAGCGTAATCCGCCTGATCCCTGACGGCTATTTGATAACGAAGGCTTATCTAGCGTATGAGTAACCCACGCGCACTCGCCTCGGTTGTCGTTGACGCCCGCGCAATCGGCGTTGTGCGGGAAGGCTTCCGCAACCTAGATAAGCAGTTGCGCACAGCCATTCGCCGTGCGGTATGGGCAACCTCGCGCCGAATCAAGAAAGAGGTAGATCAGACCCTGATCTCAATCCTGCACGTCAAGGCGGCCATCGTCCGCAATCGCCTGTACATCCGTTTCAACGCCGCGAAGCAACTCGACAGCGGATTCTACTCCTCGATCTGGATCGGGCTAAGTCCGATCAGCCTTTCCAAGCTCGATCCGCGCAAGCAAGCAGGCGGCGTGAAAGCTGGCCCCGTCTTCGTCCCGGACGGTTTCATGCCCGGCGGTAAGTTTGGAGACACGGTTTTCAAGCGGAGGTACGAGACGCAACGGCTTCCGTGGGACAAGCAGTTCTACGCTTTTGATGCTGAAATGATGCAGAAAATCAAGATGCAAATCGTTCCGCAGATTCAGACGATCTTCGACGACCAATTTCGCAAAGAGGTTATAGGACTGTTCTACGAACGCGAAATGAACACCAAGGCCAGCGCACGTCAGCGGGCGACGAGGATATGATGATGGAAGAAACGAATCTCACAACCCTGCACGCCGCCATCAAGACCGCCATCCGCGCTGAGTTCACGGAAGCGCAGGTTCCGACAATCGACTACTACACCCGCCCGACAAAAACCGTCGCGACCCCGGCCATCTTTTTCGAGCTGACGGGGCTAACGCCGTCCGAAGACGATCCCGGCACGGAGCAAAGCCAGATGATCGCCGCGTTCACGCTTTACGTCCTCGTCGGCTATCGCACGGAAGCCGCGAAAATGGCCGTGCGTGAACTAGCGGGCAAGCTCTGCAACTTCATATACTACAATCGCTGGGGGCTTTCAATCGGAGCGGCTGAACTCACATCCGCGCAACCGGACCAATTTTCCGTTGAGCCGGGCGGAACCGGCAATGGGACAATGCAGTGCTTCGAGACGTGGAGCATCGACTGGACGCACGAAATCCTTCTCGGCACGAGCGTTTGGGACACCGATCCTGAGCCGATCCCGACGCAGGTCTTTGTTGGCATCGACCCTGACATCGGCCCAGATCACATCGACGATTATCAACAGGTTCAGCCATGAGCAACACCCGCTTTGACCTATCTGACGCAATGCGCCGGATCGGAGGCATGATACGGCTTGGCACGATTGCGACAGTCGAGCCGCAATACGGATATGCTACCGTTGCCATCGGAGACCTACGCACGCGCCCGCTCCCGTGGCTGACCATCGCCGCCGGGGCCGACAAGACATGGCGGTGCCCGAGCGTCGATGAACAGGTGCTTGTCCTGTCCCCGTCTGGCGACCTAGCAAACGGCGTGATTATTTGCGGCGCGTACTCGACGCAGAACCCGGCACCCGAACAAGACCCTGACGAGTGGCTGATCGCTTGGCGCGACGGCGCTGAATGCCGATACAACACTTCGACCGGGGCATTGACCGTCAGCGGATTCGCGACGATCAACGTCGAAGGCAGCGGCAAGGCGACGATCAGCATCGGAGGTGACGCTGACGTGACCATTGGCGGATCGGCGAACATTGAGGCGAGCGGCAACGTGAACATCAAAACACCTACCCTTGCGCTCGACGGTGACATGACCTGCACAGGCACGATCACGGCGGACGTGGAGGTCGAGGCGGCAGGGATCTCGCTCACAACGCACAAGCACGGCGAAGTGCAGACTGGCACTAGCCAGACTGGAGTTCCCGTATGATTTTCATCTTGCAAACCTAGCTAAATCAAAGCAAAAAAGACACCATGCGCGGGACCAATGCAACGACCGGAAAAACACTCGAAGTGGCGGCATGGATTCGGCAGGCGGTGACGGACATTTTGACAACCCCGCTCGGCTCCCGCGTCGGGCGGCGCGACTACGGTTCGCGTCTGTTCGCGCTGACCGATTCGCCCCTGAATCCCAGCGGACTTTTGGCCCTTTACGCTGCAACCATCGAGGCTATCGACAGGTGGCTGCTGGACGCGGACGGGAACAAGCTCTTGAAGATCAACCGCGTCAAGGCCGATACTATGACGCCAGGCAAAGTGACAATCACGCTTGATGCCGAAATCCTTGCGACGGGCGAGCGGACCATGATCGGAGGCATCGTGCTATGAGCACCCGCAGCGCAATCGACCTGAGCTTGCTCGCGGCTCCAGTTTTCATCGAGCAGAAGGACTTTGAGACTATTGTCGCGGAAATGCTGGCAGACATCGCGGAGCGGATGCCAACGCTCGAAATCTCCGAAAGCGACCCGGCTTACAAAATCATCGAGGTGCTGGCCTACCGCGAAATGAATCTCCGAGCCGAGACGCAGGACGCAGGCGAACAGAACATGCTGGCCTACGCGACCGGGGCAAACCTCGATCAGATCGGCGCGAACTTCGATTGCGCCCGCAAGACCAACGAGACGGACGAAGAATACCGTCTCCGTATCCCACTTTCACTCGAAGCCATTTCCACAGCCGGGCCAACAAATGCATACATTTATCACGCGCTAAGCGTGGACGGCGTGGATGACGCCAGCGCGACATCACCGGAACCCGGCGAAGTCCTAGTCTCAATCATCGCCGAGGCTACCGAGGAAAATCCGCAAGGCACACCCGACAGCGATTTGATAGACGCCGTGACCGCTGCGCTGAACGACGAAGACGTGCGCCCGTTGACCGATACCGTGACGGTCGCGGCGGCGACAACGGTCGAATACTCGATCGCCTCGACCCTATACTTTCTACCCGGACCTGATGCCGAAACCGTGCTTGAGGCTGCCGAAACGGCCCTAAATGCTTACATTTTAAGCTGCCGAAAGATCGGCACAATCGTCGCACGGTCCGGCATCAGCAAGGCCCTGCATCAGACCGGCGTGTCGCACGTCGAAATTACGCTTCCCGCCGCAAACGTGTCGCCAAGCGATACGCAGATTGCATTTTGCACGGGCATCACGCTGACAAACGGAGGTATCGACGAATGAGCGACAGCGTGACACTTCTGCCGCCGAACGCGACCGAGCTTGAGAAGGCTCTGGCACGTTGCGCCGCCCGCGTGTCCAGTCTTGGCGTGACGGCGAAAATGCTTGCGCTTTGGAATCCTGCCACCTGCCCGGCGGCAACCCTTCCTTGGCTTGCGCAAGCTCTGCACGTTGACGAATGGTCCGAGACTTGGACGGAGGCGCAAAAACGTGCGGTTATCGCGGCAAGCGTCGCGACGCACAAGCGCAAAGGCACCATCGGGGCGCTAAAGCGTGCATTGGCGGCTCTAGGTTATGAAGTCGTAGTTGATGAGGATACCGGTATCCCGTTCACGTTTCGGCTGGCGTTCGACTTGAATCAGACTGGCGTTCTCGGCACGGACACATTCGCGGCGGCGCGACGCGTGGCGATGGCGAACAAGAATGCACGGTCAAAGTTGCTTGCCGTTCGGTCAAGCATGACGGCGACGGCTGGCGTGTATGGAGCGGTTGCGCATCATAGAGCGCAGACGGTTACCGTGGACGCGGGAGAATATGATTTCACGCTCACGGCGGTTGTAACTGGCGGCGGATCGTTCTTAACTGGCGCAACCGTGACACTGACCTGCGTAGCCACAAGCGGAGCCTGGACTTTGTCACTCCAATGGCATCTCGGCGGCGTGGCAATTGAAGGCGCGACTAGTTCAACCTATTCGTTCACACTTTCAGATGCTACCGATGGAGATTATACTTGCGTGGCTTCAAACGGAATTATGGAACCCGTCACTAGCAATACGGCGAGCGTAATTATTGCTGGAATTGTAAGCCAATTTTCGTCCCTTGTTGGTGGGAGCGATATATGCCAAGCTAGTAACGGTAATTTTTATGTTGTATCAACTTCTGGTGTATATGAAGTACTTCAAGACGGAACATACTCGCTTATTTCTACTACCGCGACAGGTAATGGAATATGCCAAAAGTCTGATGGCTACCTTTATGTTTCTGGTAACGTAACATGGAAATTAGACACATCAGGCAATACTGTACAATATTCATTGCGTGGCGGTAATAGAATATGCGAAGGATACAATGGATTACTCTATGTTACAGGATTTGATACAAATTCAGATACAAGCGCGATTTGGTCAATTAATAGTGATGGAACGTATCAAAGATTTGCTAGTGTTGGATACTATCCATATACTCCATTTGAAGGAATATGTTATGATGGAACTAACTTTTACGCAAAAAATGGTAACAATTCATTGGTAGCTGTAATATCAAATAGTGGTTCTATCGTAACAAGTAACTTAGTTCAGGTCGACGGTGAAACAATTATTAATTCGTCCGACGGTTTCCTATATGTTCTTTCATCGCAAAGTCAGAACGCTTTACAAAGAGTAACAAAAGCAGGTGTTGTTACATCATTTTCAACAGTTGTAGGGCAAGGTATATACGAGGCTTCAGACCATAACTTTTACGTTGTAAACTACGCTACTGGAATATTTAAAGTAACACATTAACACAATGGCCGACACATACAGCGCACTTTTGACAAACGCGGGCCTCGCAAAAATCGCGGCAGCCATCGCAAACGCGACGACCGTCAACCTCGCCGTGATAGCCATCGGCGACGGCGGCGGAAATCCCACGACGCCAGCGGCGACGCAGACGCAGCTTGTTCGGCAGGTCTCGGCAGAGTCAATATCGAGCCTCGTTTACGACTCCGACACGCCGACGAAATGCACAGTTGACGCGCTGTTCGCGGAGGATGACGGCGGCTACACGATCCGCGAGTTCGGCGTTTTTGACACCGACGGCTTGCTGATTGCAGTAGGCTCGACGCCCGACCTTCCCAAGCCGCTGGTTTCGTCTGGCGCGGCGGTCGAGCATGTCATGCGCGTAGTTTTTGACGTTGGCAACGCCACGGCGGTGACGGTCGAGATCGACCCGACAATCCTGCTTGCGACCCGCGACTGGGTTGAGTCGCACTATTCAGTTGCCGTCCTCATCCCCGGTGGCACGACAGGTCAGGTTCTGGCGAAGGTCAGCAACACCGACGGCGACACGCATTGGGTTGATCCGGCGGACGCAAACATCACGGTCGATGTGATCGAGGAAAATCAGACCCTCAGCGCGGCGCAAACGGTCGTAAATTTGGTCACAGCTGGCACGTCCGGCGCGGCAGTTTTTATCGACGGCGTCCGACTTCGAGACGATGAATGGACGGCGACAGATTCCGACACCCTGACGCTCGACCTTGGAGCGACCGCAGGGCAAAAAATCACAGTCGTTCAGAACGAACCGGCGGGGGCGTTGACCTTCTTACGCACCGACAACGCGCTTTCCGAAATCTCAGCAGCTGGCGCAACACCGCAGGCCAACGCGCGGGCGAATCTCGGACTCGGGACCGGTGGCACTGGGCGCGACGAGATCGTGCTGGCCGCAATGCAGGCCATGATGCCGATTGGCTTTGTCGTCACCCTCGGCATTGCCACCAATCCCGCGACACTTTACGGATTTGGCACTTGGGCCGCGATTTCCGGTAAGGTCGTCGTCGGATTCGGAACAGGATTCGGCACGCTCAACGCCACGGGCGGCGCGGCGACGGTCGCGCTCGCGGAGGCAAACCTTCCGGCGCACACGCACACGACGCCGGAACAGACGATCACATCGACGGCCAACGGGGCGCACTCGCATTCATACCGAGATAGATACTATGCCGAGAAACCGGCAAGCGTATCATCGGCGACCTACAAGGAGTCAATGCCGACAAACTACAACGGCAAGCTAGGTTCCAACGCCACGGATTCCGATAATACTTTATTTTTATTTCTCGACTCGACGACCGGGGCGGCCACCGCTCACACGCACCAGACGACGATTCCGTCAGGCGCAACGGGCAGCACCGGCAGCGGAACGGCCCACGAAAACATGCCGCCATACGTCGTCAAATACGTCTGGGAAAGGACCGCCTAAAAATGGAATCATCCGACATCATCCGCCTGCTTCTCGAAGCACTCTTGATCCCGCTCCTTCTTGGCGGCGCGGCCCTGCTCTCAAAACTCAACGCCACTTTGGCAGAGCTGCGCTCGACAGTCCAATCGCTGCAAAGCTCGATACAGGAACAAAAAGCCAGCGTTGGCGAGCTATACGCGCAGACGCGCGATCTTGATCGACGCGTAACGCGCCTTGAGCCGCGCCATCGCGAGGCGTGAAAATCTACTTGCAAAACAAACCCTGAACATCAGGATAACGAAAAATGAGCGAAACCTACAATCACGGTGTCCGGGTCGAAGAGGTCGATACCGGCTCACGCAGCATCAGGACAGCATCGACCTCCATCATCGGCATCGTCGGCACGGCCCCCGCGTCTGAAGCAGGGACGGCGGCGACGCTCACCATCGGTTCAAGCACGTCGGCTCTCACTTTCACGGCGGTTGCGGTGGACGCGACGGGCAACGACATTTCCGTTGCGATCGTCAAGCCGGACGCGGCCTCGCAGGAGCTTGCAGTCTCGCTCGCAGGCAAGAAAATCACGATCAGCCTTGCGACAGACAGCGAAAAGGTCGCGACCTCGACGGCCAACGCCATCAAGGATGCGCTCGACGACGACACGGATATTGCCGCGCTCATCGAGACGACCTCCGGCGGAACTGGCCTCGTCGCGGCATCGACGGAAAAGTTCCTGACAGGCGGACTCGACGAAGCCTTTCCGCTCAATACCCCGGTGCTTGTGACTCCGGGAAGCGGCGATGCGGCCCGCCTCGGCGTTGCCGGATCGCTCTACTACGCGATTTCGAACATCTGGAATCAGGCCGACGCGGTGCTTGTCGTGGTGCGCGTTGCGCAGACGACCAACGACGCGGACGCCGCCACGATCACGGCGGTTGCGGGCGAACTCGTGGCCCGCTCGGGCGTTTACGCGCTGCTCAAATCCAAGAGCGTCACGGGCTACACCCCGCGAATCCTCGTGGCCCCCGGATTCACGCAGAATCAGTCCGTTCTCACCAATTTCATCACCGTCGCAACCAAGCTGCGTGGCATGATCTTCGCGGACGGCCCGAACTCGACGACCAGCGCAGCGATTGCGTACGGTGGCAATTTCGACAGCCGCCGCGTTACGCTCTGCGACCCGTGGATCAAGGTCGCACGCTTCGCAGGCACCGTTGTCGAGGCCCCGTCCAGCGTCTTCGCAGGCATTCAGGCAGGTGTTGACAACGACCAAGGCTTCTGGGTTTCCGTTTCCAACAAGGCTATTTCCGGCATCATCGGAACGGCTCGCGCAATCGACTTCTCGATGGGCGACGCGACAAGCGAGGCCAACTTGCTCAACGCGGCCAACGTGGCCACGATCATCAACGAGGACGGATACCGGACGTGGGGCAGCCGAACGCTGTCAAGCGATTCGCGCTATGCCTTCGCAAACGTGGCCCGCATCGCCGACATCCTCGCGCAGACCGTGCAGGACAATCACCTCTGGGCGGTTGACAAAAACATCACACGCGGCTATCTCGCAGCGGTTTCGGACGGCATGAACGCAGACATGCGCACGCTGATTTCGCTCGGAGCACTGACGGGCACGCAGGACGTGGGCAAGCTGATCAATTGTTGCGTCCCGAACACTGAACTCAACACCCCGGCCAACATCGCGGCTGGCAAGGTCTACTTCGACTTCTACTTCACGCCTAGCTTCATCGCCGAGCAGATCACCTTCCGTCAGGTTTACTCAACCGACGGACTCGCCGAGCTGTCCGCATAACCGGAGAAACATCACATGGCAATCGCAAAAAGCATTCTCAAAAACTGCGCACTGTTCGTCGATGACAGCCGATACATCGGCCAAATCGACGAGGTGACGCTGCCGAAACTCACTACCAAGGACGAGGAATACCAAGGCGCGGGCATGGGCGGCCCCGTCAGCATCCCGATGAGCATCGAGAAGTTGGAGGCGTCCTTTGTAACTTCCTCCGCGCTTCGCGACCTTCTCGCATCATGGGGGCTTCGCGCCGCGAACTCGACCAAGCTGGAGTTTCGCGGGGGACTCGAAGACCTCGACGGAACCACGACCGCAGACATTGCAAAGATTCGCGGGCGTGTATCCGGTTTCGATGAATCGGCATCAAAGCCGGGCGACAAGCGGACGTGGACCTTCACGGTTCAGGTTCTATTTTACGAGCGCAGCATCGGAGGTCAGGAGACGATCTACATCGACCTCGAAAACAACGTGTGCCGCGTCAACGGCGTCGATCAGTGGGCTGGCATCAGGGAGATCATCAACGGATGAGCGAAGAAACCTACGAAATCATTCTCGCTTATCCGCGCAAGTTGAGCGCGGGGGAACTCTCCGCGCTCCACTTCAAGCGTATGCAGACTGCTGATTACCGTCGTGCGATCATGCAGACCAAGGGAGAGCAAGACCCGCTCTGGCGTGCGGCGGAAATCAACCGCACCCTCGCGTGTTCGCTTTGTGTCGAGGGTTTGACACCCGCAGATTACGAGTTGCTCGACGGTGCGGACGGGCACGCGGTGGATACGCTGATTCAGTCCCTCTGGTCCCCTACTTCGGCAGCCTGACCGCTGCCGGAATAGAGTTTCAACTTGCAAAGGCGCGGGTCAGCGCGATTGCCGACCCGCGCCTGATTTTGCAAAACATCGTCGCTCTCGGCAAATACGCTCACATCCAGCCAAGCGAATGCCTCGAAATGGAGTGGGGAATGTTTCTCGAAATCGTTGAGATTGCAAACGAGTCCATCGAGCGCGAAAATCGCGAAATAGCAAAGGAGAGTCATGGCTAAAATCAGCACAGTCATCGGGATCGGGGCCGAACTCTCAGCCGGATTCAGCCAGACGTTTCGCGGCGTTGATTCGGCGCTGGCTGGCACGGCGGGGACCGCTAAGAAGCTCAATGCAGCTGTTGGCCAGATTGCTGGCTATCGCAAGCTCCAAGACACGCTGCCGAAGACTGCGGACAAGGTTGAGGCGGCGAAAGCAAAACTCGCGTCGCTCAAGGGTCAGCTTGCGGCGGCAGGAGGTAGCTCGGTTGATCTGACGAACAATATCGGCGACCAAGAGGCCAAGCTCCGCGACCTTGAGCGGGCCTACCAGCGCGACGAAGCGGCGATGCGCAACTCCAGCGAGGCATTGAGAGCGGCGGGTGTGGACATGACCCAGCTGGCAAGCGAGGAAAAAAGGCTCGCGGCGGAAGTCGAGAAGGCGACCGTCAAGCTCAAGGCGCAGGCGGCGGTCAAGGGCGGCATTGCGAACCTGAAGAACTCGATGGGACAACTACGCAGCGCGGCGATGATAAGCGCGGCGGCAATCACAGCCGCCGGATTCGCGCTCGAACGCCTGATCGGCGGGACAGCTCGGGCAGGCGACGAAGCCGCAAAGACCGGGGCGACGCTCAACATGAGCGGGAAGGCGCTCCAGCAGTGGCAGTTCATCGGGGCGCGGGCTGGAATTAGCGCGGAGGAAATGGTCAAGCATTTGGAAAAGCTCAACGAGACCGTGGATGACGCCGCGCTCAACGGCGGCAAGGCACGCGAAGTCTTGGGCGAGCTAAACCTAGACCCAGACACACTTCGGGCAGCCTCCGCCACGGACCGCATCCAGATGATCGGTACGGCAATGCAAAATTACCACGGACGGATGAGCCAGGCCTCCATCACGCAGGCACTTTTCGGCAAGCAGGCCTTGCGGATGCAAGCCGTGCTTGGCATGACTATCGAGGATCAGCGCAAGCTGGCGATCGAAGCCGAACGCAGCGGGTATGCGCAGACCGAGGCGCAGACCAAGGCGGCAGAGGCATATATGGATTCAATGGCCTCGCTAAAAATCGCAATCGAGGGCGCACGCAACCAGTTCGGCAGCCAGCTTATGCCAATTGCGACGGCAACGCTCGGCTGGATCACGCGGAACACATGGGCCATCAAAACGGCCTTCGTGGCAGTTGCGGCGACGCTCGCAATTGTTTCGGCGGTCAGCATGGTCAAGCTCGGAAGCGCAACTGTATCAGCCTATCGCGACGTGCGCAGCCTGATTGCGGCGATGCGCACTCTCGGCGCAGTATCGGCGGTCAGCGGAAAAGGCGGAATGCTGTCCAGCATTTTGAGCGGAGCAAAAGCCATCATCCCATGGCTCACAGGCATTGCGACGACAGTCATGCCCATGCTTGTCGGCGCGGTGACTACGGGCGCGACGATGATCGGAGCGGCAATCAGCGCGATCCCGATTGTCGGCTGGATCGCGCTTGCAGTTACTGCGATTGGTTTTCTGATCTACAAGTTCTGGACGCCGATCAAGACATTTTGCGTCGCGCTCGGCAAGGCCATCGCGGCCCCGTTCATTTGGAGCTTCCAGACGACGGTCAAAGGTATCAAGTGGTTCGCAAGTGTCTATATGTCCGCTTTGCGAATGCTGAAAACCGTTGGAACGCGGATGCTCGATCATATTCTCGCCCCGTTTCGCGCTGTCAGGGCAGCGATCAAGTGGATCGGCGGGACGCTCGGACTCACGGGCGGGCAGACGGGCGAGATTGCGCAGGCCAAAATGACCGCGCAGACCCAGCAGACTCAGGCAGCACTTGCGCAGCCCCGCACCTTGCAGCCCGTGGCAAATCCGACAAGCATCCAAGGACGTAGGGGCGGGGCAGTCCCGGTGACGCAAAATAACGCAATCACAATCAATGCGCAGCCGGGCCAGTCCCCGGAACAGATTGCGCAGGCGGCGATCCGCGAACTCGACAAGCGAGACCGCAACCGTGCGCGCATAGCTTTCACCGATCAGACCCCAGCTTTTGCGGGAGGTGCGGCATGAGCTACATTCTGCAACTAGGTGAGTTCCAGTTTTCAGTTTCTACTGCGACGTACGAACAACTTCAGCGGGCGGCGAGTTGGGAATGGGCAGAACAGCCGACCTATGGTGCGCGTCCGAAGCTGCACTACACGGGCGAGACGGCGGAGACCATCACACTGCAATGTACGCAGATTCTCGGATGGAAAAGTCCGCTCAAGGGAGGCGAGACGCAGGCATCACTGATGCGCGAAACGGCACGCAAAAAGCAGCCGCTCCAGCTCACCTCCGGCACCGGGGCAAACCTCGGATTGTGGGTGATTGTTAGCATTGCGGAGACGCAGGCGCACATCCTATCCGACGGCATACCGCAGATGAGCACATTTGACTTGATCCTTAAATACTACGTAGCATGACATACCAGACAAAAGACGGTGACATGATAGACGCGATTTGCTATCGTTATTACGGAGTATCGAGCGGATACATGGAAAAAGTGCTTGCCGCGAATCCAGGCATCGCAGTGCAAGGCCCCGTGTATCCTGCGGGCGTCCTGATCGAGTTGCCGGACGTGCAGGCCAGCGCCGTGCAGACGGACCGCAAGACCATTTGGAGTTGAAAAACATGGTCCCGACTTTTCGCATAACGCAAAACGACAACGACATTACCGCAGGCATTGCTGAGCGGCTCGAATCGTTGACGGTCAGCGACCAGATAGGGTGGGGATCTGACAGCATGACGCTCGCTCTGAACGATGCTGCCGGTGACCTCGACATCCCCCGACGCGGGGCGCGGCTGAAGCTCTACCTTGGTTACGAAGGCCAGCCTCTCTCGCTGATGGGCGAGTATTCGGTTGACCGCGTCTCTGTGGAGGGTCCGCCGGACAAAGTGACGATCCAGTGTGCTGGTGCGTCCCTCATGGATGCCGACGGCGACGAACTCGCATGGCAGACAAAGAAGAGCAGGTCATGGGAGCCGAAAGAACTCGGAACGGTAGTGGACACCATCGCGGGGGAGCATGGGGTAGCGGCCAAGGTCAGCGACACTGCCCGCCTGACGGTCCTGCCGCACATGGATCAGGACGCAGAGAGCGACATACAGTTTCTTCAGCGCATCTGTCTTGATCGGGACATGATTCTCAAGGTCAACGTATCGACGCTGGCGGTTATGACGCGCAACGAAGAGCCGCTCGATGCGGTGACGCTTAACCCGACGGAGGTTGCGACGTGGACTTTCGACTTCGGCAATCGCTTGCGATACAACAAGGTCGTAACCGTCTATCACAGCGACATGGCAGCGGAGCAGCTCGAATGCACGGCTGGAACGGGAGCGGTCGAGTATCGTCACCCGCAGATTTTCGCAACCGAGATCGACGCGCAAGGGGCGGCAAACGGATACCTCGCATCCTTCCAGCGCGGCGGGGCCACGTTCTCGTTTACGCTGCCGGGGAGAACGGACATCCAAGCCGACACAGTCCTGACGATCGACGGCTTTGCCCGCGCGAGCCTGAACGGGGGCGGATGGCGGGTGGAGAACGTAGAGCACAAGATTGACAGCGGTGGATACTCAATCACTGTCAGCGGCACGAACCGCAACGCGCTTGATGCAGAGCCAGCGACCGACCACGGCTTTGAAGGCTTGAGCGAATCGGGCGGAGAGGGCATTACAGACGACGACGGACGGGAGCCAATTACCACATGAGAATAGCTGATGTTATCGCAAGAGATGCGGCAGAAATATGGGCAAGCCTTAAAACAGTAGCCCTTGGTACCACGGCCAGCAAAGCCTCGCCGGGCAATCACACTCACGACCTGTCATCGCTCGGTGCGTTGATGCAGGCGGAAAATCTTGCAGACCTTGACGACGCATCCGCAGCCCGTGAGAACTTGGGACTCGGAAGTGCAGCCCAAGAAAATGCGGAGACGTTCGCAACCGCAGCACAGGGAGCCTTGGCAGACACGGCACTTCAGGCGAACCAGACCATCACACTCTCCGGAGACGCTACCGGGAGCGGAACTACGGCCATTGAGGTCACGCTTGCGAACACCGGAGTTAGTGCTGGCAGCTACGGTTCCGCTACGATGGTTCCGTCCATCACGATTGATGCTAAGGGGCGCGTTACGACAGCTACTGTAACGAGCATTCAGCTTGCTGAATCCCAGATTACAAACCTGTCTACGGACTTGGCGGCAAAGGCCGACTTGGTTGATGGAAAGGTTCCATCCACTCAGCTCCCTGCGTTCGTTGACGCCGTGATTGAGGTTGCCGATTACGCATCACTGCCGACAACCGGAGAGACCGGAAAGATTTACGTCACGCTTGATACCAACCTTCAGTATCGTTGGAGTGGGACGATTTACGTTCCAATCTCCGGCAGTCTTGCACTTGGAGAAACATCAGGCACTGCCTATCGCGGAGATCGCGGCAAGACGGCTTACGACCATAGTCAGATTACGACTGGAAATCCACATGGAACCACGGCAGCTCAAACCGGGGCGGTCCCAACTTCTAGGACGGTAAATGGTCACGCTCTTACTGCGGACATAACTGTTACGAAAAGTGATGTTGGTCTTGGTAACGTAGAAAACCTTGCTATAAGTGCACAAACGTTTTCGGAAGTAGCTGGAACAAATCCATATTCTTCTACCGATCCTATAATCCCTCGTTATATTGGAGATAGGGCATATAATAATACAAGTCTTGAATGGTGGGATGGAATTTCCACTGAAGAATCAATATCTAGTTGGCAATTGGCGGCATCGAGCGGGGGTTCTGCCTCATGGGGTGCAATCACGGGCACGCTATCCAATCAAGCCGATCTTTATAACGAATTGAATGCAAAACAACCGCTTGACGCCGATCTTACCGCGATTGCGGCGCTTGCGGGAACTTCCGGATTTCTGACCAAGACGGCGGCGAATACGTGGACGCTAGACACGAGCACGTATTTGACCACGTCCGTTGCTTCCTCGACCTACCAGCCGCTTGATGCTGATTTGACTGCAATTGCCGGACTCACTGGAACTACTGGTATTCTCACGAAAACGGCTGCCGATACGTGGAGCCTCGATACGAACGTCTACCTGACGGGCAACGAGACCATCACGCTGTCTGGGGATGCCACAGGGAGCGGAGCAACGTCCATCACGGTCACGTTTGCGAACACCGGTGTATCTGCTGGCAGCTATGGCTCCGCAACGGAGGTTCCGGCCATCACGGTTGATGCGAAGGGCCGCGTTACGGCGGTTACTGCGACGAGCATCCAGATTGCCGAATCGCAGGTAACAGGGCTGGCGACTGACTTGGCAGCGAAGGCTGATCTCGTGGAAGGCAAGGTTCCTTCAAGCCAGCTACCATCATTCGTTGACGACGTGATTGAGGTTGCCGATTACGCATCACTGCCGACAACCGGAGAGACCGGAAAGATTTACGTCACGCTTGATACGAATCTGACCTATCGTTGGAGCGGAACGGCCTATGTCGAAATCAGCCAGAGCCTTGCACTAGGAGAGACTTCTGGGACCGCATACCGAGGCGACAGGGGTAAGATAGCATACGACTTTTCGCAGGCCACCACTGGGATTACGGCGGGAAGCTACGGGGGCGCAAGCTCAGTTGCTACCTTCACCGTTGACGCACAGGGAAGGCAGACGGCGGCGGCTAGTGTGAGCATTCAGATTGCGCAGTCGCAGGTGACTGACCTCGGGACAGCACTATCCGCGAAGGC